ACATTGACTTTGGGCAGGAGTCAGTGGACCCTGGGATAAGGGTCAACAAGTCGCCATTGATCAGTACAATGCCGATGCCAGTTCTGATGAAAGGGCTTGGATGGAAAGACATCCCCAAATTTGAGTTCAAGCCAATCTGGACTATCACTGTGGATTTACCGGGGGTGAATATAAACCAGACAATATACTTCCCGGAAATGGATGTGCCGTACTACAGGGCATCGTTTGTCGGCAGTAGGTTCATCATAGAACTGGTGCGCGATCCTGGCGATGAGACTGAGAATATATTTCAAGAGGTCATTGACTATTTTGGCATAAGCAACAAGATGTTTGTTCATGCTGGATCAGTTAAGTCAAAGCATCAGCCCCTCGGCAAGATGCTACCAATCGACAACCAACTCAGAAAGGAGTTCATGCATCATGCTACGTCCAACTACAACATCTACAGTCTTGGTCGGTTTGCTACTTGGCGCCCTATTCTGTTGGACGATGTGGTTGATGATCTATCTGCAATAGAGCGGATGATGTCATCCAACTACGAGGCTTTGCGCGTCAATTCTCTCAAGGTATAAGACTTTAGGCGATCCTTTTAGGATTGCCTCATAACCAAAAGGATAACTGATATGAAGAAGCCTTCCAACAGGATCGACATGAAGAAGCGTATCGAGATATACGACTTCATGAAGCCAATCTTCACTAAGGGCGTTGATGGCTATTGGCATTATGAAGACAATTGGTCTGATACTCTCGTTGCTGGAAAGATGAGCGTGTCTGAGGCTGCAGTACGCGGGACGCGCCAGCAACTCTTCGGGCATATCCGTGCCACTCGTACTTTCACGAATGATAATTTCAGTCACGTTCAATCTGACTTGAATGACGTTCTTGCCTATCTCACGCGGATCGATCCGCAGTGGAGGGACAAGCAGTGAAAGTCTCCCTCATTGACTATACCGGCATCGGCAACCCGGACAAGTGGCACGCTGCCCGCGTGCTGCTTTTTACCAAGCAGACGCGCCTCAATGTGGATGCATCAAGGTGGGCTGCTCTCTCTATCCTACGTGATGATGAAATTCTGCCAGAGCTTGAGTATATGGCAGAGACCATCCCAAGCAGCTGGGAATTTGTGCACTATACGTTTGCCATTGAAGGCGTAACGCGGGCACTGACCCATCAGTTGGTCAGAACGCGCACTGCAAGCTTCGCGCAGCAGAGCATGCGTGTTACGGATATGTCGGGCTTCAAGTATCGTGTCCCTCCGTCATTCGATCCTGAAGCAACATCACTGCAAGCCCAGCATTACCATGAGTATGCCCAGGCCATGGATTACATTAGCCAAGGCTACAAGTCATTGATTGCCATGGGTGCTGCTGAAGAAGATGCCAGGGGCGTGCTGCCGACAAACATCTTGACCAATATTGTCGGCTGCTACAATCTCCGCACATTGTCTGACCTTGTCAAGAGCCGCGAGGGCGGGCGCACTCAAGATGAGTACCGCGAGGTTGTCAGGCTGATGGGCGCGGCAGTGCTGGATGTGCACCCTTGGTCCTCTGTGTTTCTCTATCCCAAGGGGCGTGACTATTGGGCTGAGTTGGAGGACGCCATTGCAACCTCAAGCCTAGCCATGGAGAAAAGAAGGCAAATTCTCAAGATCATTGACAAGATGAGGAAAGAAAAATGAACATAGGTCCAAAGGCAGTTGCTGACTTATCCGCCAGGGAACTGCTGCGCAAGTTCATAGACCGCGCAACATACGAGACAGAAGCTGATGGCAAGATGTACGAGTGCTGTCTAGGCTGCGATGAGATAAGAGTTGGTAAGCGTAACATTGTGCACAGTGATGACTGCCTGATCATTGCAGCCACAAGGTTGATTGATGCAACAGGCAAGGATTTTAGAATAGTCAAACCAAGAGGAAAAAGCAATGGGCATCGAGCCAATCCTGCAATTCTTTGACTACAGCCACCTTCCAGAGCAGCTGCAGCACGTGTCGCGGCCATTCTCTGATTTGTCAGAGCACCTTATGAGGAACCTGCCGCGCAACCCAGAGCGCACTGTTGCCCTGCGCAAGTTGCTGGAAGCCAAGGACGCGGCGGTGCGCGCCTCGATCTTCAATGAAGATTGATCCATATGAGAAGAAGGTGCTCCAGATGCTGGCGGGGATTATCTCGCCACAACCGGGGGCAGCTATGAATCAGGCCTGCGAGGCCCTGTGCAAGCAGGGCTTTGCGGAACCCAACCCCTACAGGATAACTAAGAAAGGACTGAAGCAACTATGAAAACCGTACTCGTTACAGGAGGCTCAGGTGGACTCGGCAAGGCGCTCACCCAAGCTCTCATGGCTGCAACATATGAAGTCACCACAATTGGCCGCGACGGTTGTGATATCATTTGTGAGTTCACTGATCTTAACGACTTGGATGACAAGATATACGGAAAAACCTTTGATCTTGTTGTCCACTGTGCCGGAGAAAACTTCATTGCCGCGCACAACGATCTACAAATCGAGGACATTGCCAGACTATTCCTCGTTAATGCGCTCTCGAATTTCACCATCAACCGCATTCTCATCAACAACGGTCTACAAGCGGCCTGCCACATTATCTCGGATGCCGCCTTCACCCCGATGACGCATAGTCTTGCCTACAACGTCTCCAAGGCATCGCAGCTGATGATCATGCGGCAGATGGCCCATGAGGTGAAGCATGACAAGTGCATCATCTTTGGTATCAGCCCCGGCAAGATCGCCAACACTGGCATGAGCAAATACATCGACAATACTTTCCCGCCAATGCGCGGGATGACCTATGAAGAGGGCCGCCAGTATCAACTCTCAAGGCTCAAGACGGGTGAGATGCAGCCCCGGTATGTTGCGGACTTCATCCGCGACATAATCAAGCGCGTGTCGCCGCACTACCACGGGCATAACTTTGTGATTGGAGGATAAGATGCAAGTTGAACAGATCGCCTTTGGAACGTTGAGCAAGGTAGCTTGGGAGGCAATGGCATCACTAGCTCCAGTTATTGATGAGGTGACATTCAGCGGCTGGTTCAAGATGAACGGTGTGCTGATGCCAATTGTTAATGAGGTTGGCTATCTTGCCTTTGACTACACCATGGGCCTGGAGCGGGAATATCTCTACTATCCAAATGCTGAAAAAACATTCCATGGATTGATCCCTGCTGCCATTTCCAGGGGTGGGTTCTTTCTCAGCCATCTTGCGCATCACGTGGAGAACATTGACCGCTATCTTGCCTGCAACCCGCACCTGCTTGCACTTGTTGTCATGGACGTTATGACGACAGACCACAAGAATGAGAAGCTCATTGAACTGGGCCGCAAGTACCGTTATGTCATCATTGATCAAAGGAGCCAATATGGATACTTCCTCAAACTCATCCAGCGTATTGACACCAAGCCAGTTGTTGTCCCAGGGAGCCCAGACCTACGCTGAACGCAACGCGATCTATGGGGACAACTTCCGGTTGTTCCCACAGGTCATGCTGGCAATGTTCCCTGATGGGATTGAGCTCAAGACCTATGAGGACTGGATGCGCATGCAGTTTGTAATGCTGGATGTAGTCAAGTCCACCCGGTATGCACAGAACTTCAAGAACGGCGGGCACGCCGACTCCGTGCACGACAAGATAGTTTACGCAGCAATGTTGGAGAGCACCGATGCAGAGGCAGCTTACTATCGTGCTGACCGGGGACCCAGAACGGCCAATGAGGATAGAGGGCAGTCTGGGTGAGACTACCCTGAGAGATTTCTTCACAGTTGTCTTTCGCCATTCTCCGGATTGGCGAAAGATGATCCAGAAAGCGATAAAGGATAGCAAATGCCAATCATCATAGCATTCGACGTTGAGGCCGATGGATTGCTGAATCACGACATCCAGCAGTCTGAGTACCAGCCGCCAATCATCGAGTTTGGTGCTACTAAATATGGCGAACATGGCCTGAAGCCCATGTTGCATTTTGAAACCTTCATCAAGCCGCCGCGCCCGGTGTCTGAGGTTGTCCAGAAGATCACCAAGATCGACAATGCCATGCTCAAAGACGCGCCGTCATTCAAGCTGGCCTTTCCCAAGATTGCTGAGTTCTTCACTGGCGCTGATCTTCTGATCACCTTCAATGGTCCCGGTTACGACCTGCCAGTGCTCATGCACAACTTGATTGCCAACCAGTTGCAGTACCAGTTCCCATGGCCAAGGAAACATGTTGACCTGATGACGGCGGCAAGCGACTATATGGGGATGGCTGGCAAGACTGGCAACAAGAACCCAAAGCTGATCGAGTTGTACAAGTTCCTTTTCGAGGAGGAGTTTCCAGATGCCCATCGTGCCCTTTCAGACGCCAAGGCCACAATGCGCTGCGCCATTGAACTCGTCAAAAGGAAAGTCATCAAAATCTGATCTTGGCAAGATGCTAACAAGGCATTGGAAAATCGGATTGTGCGCCAATCCTATTCGCAAGGCTAAGTGGGAAATACAAGATGGAAAATTGTTTGTGAGGCACTGATGTACCTTGACATTAAGACTGACTTCAGCTTCCTACGGGCCTATGGCTCACCGGACCAGGTGACTGCCCGCGCCAAGGACATTGGCGCCACGTGGCTCGGCATCGCAGACTATGAAGCGGCCTGGGGCCACGTCCCGTTCTGGACCGCTTGCAAGAAGGTTGGCATCAAGCCAATCTTTGGCGTCACACTCAACATCGTCAAGACCCTCGACAAGACCCCAACCTATGATATTGTGACGGTACTCGCCAAGAATGACGAAGGGTTGCGGGATCAATACGCCATGATCTCAAAATCCACAGAACAGTTCTACTATCGCCCCCGGCTCACCTGGGAGCAGCTTTCCGCAGCAACTAAGCACAACGTCGTTATCGCAACCCGTGTAACTCCCGGCTCAAGGCTGTGCCTCGAACAGCTAAAATACCCTTGCTACATAGGCGTGGGGATCGAACAGGGGTTTACCTCTTCGCTGGCTGGCGAGTTCCCTAGCACGCTGGCCGTTGGGCCGCTCTATCCAACGATTGGTGATGCAGAGGCGTACCGCCTTGTCAACGCGATCGGTTCAGGCCAGAGGACCGGGGGGATTTCACCCAGCCCCCGGTATATGATGACCGCTCAGGAATTGAAAGGAGAGCTAGATGAACTTGGTTTTGATGCAAGTGAACTTATGGCTTCTGCTGATGCAATTGCAGAGCAATGCGGAGCCGCGCCTTCAATCGGTAAGAATGTCAAGCCGCGTGTCAAAATCACTATTGAACAATGGTGCAAGCGCGAAGCCAAGAAAAAGGGCATTGACCTCAAGAAGGCACCATATGCCGAACGATATGCGCGTGAAATAAAGCTCATCTATGAGAAGGGCTTCAATGACTACTTCCTGATGATTGCCGACATCATCGAGTGGGCCAAGGCGCGGATGTTTGTTGGCCCGGCCAGAGGCTCCAGCGCCGGATCGTTTGTCGCGTACCTGATGGGCATCGTTGAGGTTGACCCACTGAAGCATGATCTGCTATTTGAGAGGTTCATAGATGTCAATCGATCTGACCTTCCTGACGTTGATATTGATTTCCCTGACGAACGCCGCGATATGGTCTTTGATTATATCATTGACAAGTACGGCAAAGAGCATGTGGCCCGTATTGGTACTGTTTCTGTGTTCAAACCTAAGTCTGCTCTCAATGATACAGCTAAGTGCTATAATATCCCACCTTGGGAAGTGGACAAACTAACCGAGGTCATGGTTGAACGAAGTGGTGGTGATGCGCGCGCTAATATGGCTATTATGGATACAATCGAGCAGTTTGAGGTTGGTAAAGACCTCATCAAAAAGTTCCCCAAATTATCCATGGCTACGAAGATTGAGGGCCACCCAAGGCATACTGGCCAGCATGCAGCCGGTGTCATCATTGCAGATCGTCCGGTTGACCATTTTATGGCAATCAATCGGCGTGACGGAGGATATATTGCTCAAATCAACAAGGATGATGCTGAGAAAATCGGACTGATGAAAATCGACGCACTTGGCCTCAAGACGCTGAGTGTCATCCAGGATTGCTGCGATCAAGTTGGGATTGACCCCCGGTCCCTCTACACATTGGAGCTAGATTATGAACCAGCATACGACATCTTCAAACGAGACAAAGTGGCCGGTATATTCCAGTTCGAGGGCTACGCTGTCCGTTCCCTTATGCGGCAAATGGGTGTTGATGGATTCAATGACATTGTCGCGCTCACGGCGCTTGCAAGACCAGGGCCACTGCATGGTGGCGGTGCCATGGTGTACGTTGCTAGGAAGCGCGGTGACAGTGATTGGGACTATGACATTCCACAAATGGAGCCAGTCACGAATGAGACATATGGAACCATAGTCTATCAGGAGCAGGTGATGCGTCTCTGCCGTGAGATCGGCCAGTTCTCATGGAAGGATACATCCATCATCCGCAAGACAATGTCCAAGACAATGGGCGAGGAGTTCTTCAACCAATTTGAGGAGAAATTTGCTGATGGTGCCGCAACACTTGGAATTGACCGGGGGAAGGCCAGGAGCCTATGGAAGACAATGTGCACCTTTGGCTCCTGGGGATTTAACAAGAGCCATGCTGTGTCTTATGCGCTGGTATCGTACTGGTGCGCTTACCTCAAGTCAAAGTACCCCCTTGAGTTTGCCGTTGCGCATTTGCGGCGCACTCCAAGTGCCGATCACGTTCTGCGATTACTCAGGGAGCTAAAAGATGAAGGCTATGAAATCGTTCCTTTTGACCACAACGTGTCTGACAAGTCATGGGGAATACATGACGGCAAAATATATGGAGGCTTCGAAAGTGTCAGAGGCGTTGGGCCTAAGAGTGCTGATGAGTGCATTGCAGCAAGACAGGCCAACCCAGACAAGTGGCCTTTCAATCTAAGGCAGGCGCTCCGCCAACGCATCCTTGGGCCAGACAACACGCCATGGCACAACCTGGACCGTCTCCACAAGAAATTTGCAGGGCTGTATGACGACCCGGACAACTACCGCTCCAAGACACTGCCGCACGGCGTCTCTGGGCCGGTTGTTGACCTCATCAAGATCGAGGAGAAGAAAGGCAGCTATTGCTTCATTGGAACGCTCAAGCAACGCAACTTGCGGGACTTGAATGAAACGCAATCACTAGCACGCCGCGGTGGCAAAAGAGAGGTACGAAATGAACTGTTCCTGAACCTGACGTTTGAAGATGACACATCATCTATCCTGGCAACCGTGAACCGTTGGCGCTATCCTGAGTTAGGCAAGCCGCTGATGGAGAGCAATGTTGACGACAAGGACTTCATTGTCCGTGGAAGCATACGTCAGGATGGTTGGCGCAAGATAGACATTGAAAGCATAAGGATGCTAGAAGATGAAGAGCAAGATCAGCACGGCCCACTACCAGAAACTGATGAAGATCAACGACAAGTCAATAGCACTGGACAACTTCGTCAGGGCAATGACGCAGCAGGGTCAGCAGATGGCCCAGGAGCTACAGGTCCAGACAAGGCAAGTGTGGCAGGACATCGCAGCCGAAAACCCAGAACTAAATCTAAAGTCAATTGACTGGGCGCCAAGCCGTGATGAACCTGACACCATTGTCGCCATCCAGCAGCGGTTCTTTGCGCCTCAGCAGAACTAGTCTATACTCTCGTGGCCGGGGGAATCACCCCCCGGTCATACCGGAGATAGATTGTGATAATAGCAATCAGCCAGCTTCCAGAGTTCGCGGTGGGCAATCTGCATACCAGCCCGCTGTTGATCCACGCTCACCCCTGCAGCTGCCGTGAGAGTGACCCGGTCAAGTTTGCGAAGCACCACGGTATTGGTGGGGAGGGCTTCACCGTACTTGAACTGCCCATTGATAAATTCGCTGCAGACATGCTCGGTACAAGTTCGCTTGTGTTCCTGGGTAGGGATCGCGGAAAAGGGCTGTCCATGGCCGTTGGTCATTCCCGTCTCTTTGGCAACTCAATCGTTTGCCGCAAGCACAACGGGGTATACTGCGGAATCAAGGATTGTGAGTTTTACCGGGAAATCATCAACTACTATCTCGCCATGTCGTGGGCATCACAGGGCGATGAGAATGCTGCGCCGGAGCCTGTCAATCTTCAACCTGATGCAATTTTTTCGGACATGATCCAGAATGCCTTCAAAAACGGAATGGACTAATACCATCCGCCAGGCCGCTATTGACATGCGCAATAGCGGCATGAGCGCCAGCGAGATTGTGCTTGGACTGAGGCAACTCGGTGTCGTGGTGAGCCGCAACGCAGTGCTTGGTATCCTCCATAGGTCCAAGAAACGCGGGTTGGGCGTCAAGGAGTCCAAGCACCTCTCTGGTACGCTACCGTACCGATCATCCCCAAAGCGCCCACGCAAGGTGCGCCTCCCAGCCGCCAAGCCAGATGGCACAACCAAGCCCCCGGTCACCCGCCCCTACCTTGCCGCGCCAGTCAAGCGCCAGCGGTTTGCAGAACCAGTGTACCGGGGGGAATGGACGTGCCAGTGGATTGAAGGTGAGGGCAAGGATCGCACCTACTGTGGGGTGAAGTGTGAGGGGAGCTATTGTGCAGAGCACACTGCAATTGTCTATCAGCCGAGGGTGAAATGAAAGAAGCACTCCTCAGTCAAAATATAATTCAGTACATGCTACGCAACGGCACGCTTGCCATCAAGATGTCTGACCGCTTCCACGCTGGCATCCCAGACATCTACTATGGCACTGGTTGCTGGATCGAGACAAAGCAGCACAGCTGTGCCAAGCATTTCAACCCATATAGGTTGCTGCGGCCTGACCAGCATAGGTGGATGCAAAAGCTTCACATAGCACACAACAAGTGCCATGTGTTGATTGGGGTGGAGTTTGAAGAGGGCCAAACCTACTTTATGACGGAATACAAGAACCTGTTTCAATTTGCCATAAGATATGCCGACTGCGAGCCGAATTTATACGTTTGCTTATCAAAGCTGCTAGGGTAAGATTTAAGGCGAGGCGCACTTGTGGGCCTTGCCTACCACCACCAACTGGAGAACTCGATAATGGATAACCTTGACGGAATCAAAGCCAAGATACGGGCGCTGATGGCAAAGACCATCGAGGCTGGCTGCACTGAGGAAGAAGCGATGATGGCTTCCCAGAAAGTCAGCGAGCTACTCAACAAGTATGAATTGTCCATCAGCGACACCAAGCTGAAGGGTGAGAGCAAGTGCATCACCGGTGAGTATGACGTCAAGGTCAAGTCCAAACCCCCGGTTGACTGGTGCATCATGGCCATCAGCGTCTTTACCGATACCAAGTGCTGGCGCAGCACATCCTTTGATGGACGCCTCAGCTACCAATACTTTGGCCTTGAGAGCGACGTGATGATTGCCGAGTACGTCACCAAGGTTGTTGACTGGGCGCTCATCTATGGCGGTGAGGACTATAAGGCCAGCCCGGTGTATGGAGCAGCCAGTCCGAGTGGCCGCTCGAAAATCTTGCTTGACTTTCGAATTGCAATGGCGCATCGTATTTCGGCAAAGCTGTTGCAGATGAAAGCAGACCAACGCAAGGCCAACCAATCCACCGGGCGTGAC